GCGTCTCATTCGCTGCCCCAGGAGTTCCAGGCGTCTCGGATAACGCGCAGGATAGGGGTCTTGCGGGCCTTCTCACGGTAGCTGTCGGGGCCTTTGCCATACACGTAATGGCAGTAGTGCCATGAGGTTACACGGATGGTTTTCATGATGCGTTCGATGAGGTTCATGGGCCGGGTGATGCAGGAATGCATCCGGTAGCTCCAGGTGAACCAGATGGGATTGCGGGATGGTTGGCCACAGATGCAGGCGGAGAGTTCCGGGGAGTCGGTTTCTCTCCACTTGCGGTTGCACTTCGAACATTCGCGGTCGATCCAGATGGGCTCGCTCATGGCTTGGCCTTGATGCAGAGCATGAAGTTCTCGAAGGGCCAGATGTAGGGGTACGGGGAGAGCGTATCTTGGGGCTGGAGCATGAGGCCCTGGGCGTGATGGTTCGCGTTCGTGACGGCGTAATGGACGACTACGGCGACGGTGTAAATCATGTTCTCTTTGAGGTTTGCGTCTATGTTGCCGGTAACGCAGAGCACACGGTCGCCGGGTTTGAAGTAGCGCACTCTCATAGGGCCTCACGGAGCATGGAAGGGATGGTGATGGTCTCCCCGGCCATGAGCAGGTGGTAGTTGCGGTCGGATAGCTCGCAGATGCCCTTGTCACGGCGCCAGCCGTAGTCATGGAACTGGGCCGTGAGACGGGGAGCGAACTTGGTTCCCTTGGCTGTAGCTCTGAGCGGTAGCAGGCGGTAGTGGTTGTCCCCGGTATGGGCAGCGCATAAGACCAAGGTGCCCTTGGGGATGGAGTTCTTCTGGCCTACGGATGGGCCGGGGTAGCGGTAGATGGCTCCGACGGTGAGGGAACGGCTCCAGGGGCGGTACATCATGGCTTCACCTTGTTGCCGTGATAGGCGTTATGGGAGACGAAGGTGAGCAGCGTTCCGTCAGGGTATGGGGCCAGGTGGGGCTCAGAACAGAGCCAGCCATGGAGCCTGGGCTCTGACCATCGGGGGATATCCAGGACCAGGACCGTCTCACGGCCTGGGATGGATTCATGCGTGCCGATGATGAAGTCGAAGCCCCTGTCACGGGCTGCCTTAGTGGCTACCGGTATGGGGCCTTTGACGATGAGGGTATAGCGGCTCATAGGTCTATGGCCTCGCGGTTCATCGCCTGGCAGGGGATGAAAGTAAGGGGGTCGATGGCCGAGGCGCGTTCCCAGCATGGCAGGCATAGGCCTTCGGGCGAGGTGGGCTGTCCGGCCGTGTCCGCGCCGCACGCGGGACAGGGGATAACGCGACGCTCGCCGTAACCGTCGGGATTGAGACCGGCGCGGAGAAGTAGGCCGGTCAGGCGTTCTAGGGTGAACATGGTGGCACTCCATCGGTTAGGGTGAGGTAGCAGGGTCCCCGTAGCAGGGGCGAGCCAATCCGGGGCGATTTGCGGCACGCGGACCGGCCGGAAGGGTCGAACCACGGCCGGGGCGAGAAAACGCGCCTACGGGGCGCGGAGACGCCTTGCGTGCGGTTCTGGCGCGGGGTCCGCGACGCGGTTTCGATCCGGTTCGATCCAGCTGGAGTTTTCGACCTGGGACCTGGGACGCGATGCGTGGCGGTTCCAGCGACCTGGGCGAACCCAGGGCGAACGGCGACGCAAAGCGGAACCGGCCCCGTACAGGCGGCCGGTTCACGGTATGAGGGGACTGCCCTGCTACTTGCGAGCATCGGCGGGAATGTTCTGCCCGACGGCCGGGGCTGCCATCGCGGCCGCTACGGCGGCATCGGCGGCTTCTTTGTTCGCCTTTTCGACTCGGACAGCGAGGGCGCGCTTCGAACACGCGATGTATTCATCCTGGGAACGCGCGTTCCGGTACAGATTGACCGCAAGTAGGACCTCGCCTTGCGCCGTTGGGACTGCGATCGCCTTGCCGGTTTTCGCGAGCATGATGTTCGCGCCGGTTCCGGTAGGTCCGAGGGGCTTGTCAAGCGCGATGGTCAGCGTCAACACGTTCCCGTCGATCTTGGCGACGATGTTCCCTTCGGCAAGCTTCTTTGCGTCTAACATCGGGCGACTCCTTGACTTGGACGATTCCCCCATCGTCCCAGGGGAACCGCGCCGCGTTCGATCCGACTGGACGGTTTGCCCAGGTGCGGCGCGGTCGGGACGGGGCTATCGCAAACGGCGTGCCAAATCGCAAGTCGTTGCGGCGCTTGGGGTTGGTTGGTTGCAGCCACGGCCGAATCGGGCGAAATGCCGCAGTCGATCGGGCGAAATGCCGCAATCGCCTGGGTTGATAGCATATTGCAGATTGCACGGCGCCCAGGTAGCAGGTCCCAGGGCGATCCCCCTTACGTCCTAACTCGTTGGCGCTAAGAGGATTGCGCGTGCGCATACGATGTTTCGCGACGCGCGCAGGCGCATACGATGAGCACGAGGTCCGAGGTCCGATGGCGGCCCCACCACCTGCGCGCGCGGAAACGAACGTTCATCTAACCCTCTATCTCCCCGACACCAGTTTTGACTGTTAACTATGGGCGACACCTGCCATCCTTCGGCCCATGACGAAGCGCGACGCGATCGCTGCCTATCTCATTTCCGAGCAAGACGCCGGTCGTGTCCCCATCGCAACGGATGTCGCGGCGAAGTTCTTCGCTTCCCGGCCCTACGTCCACACGCTGCGTGCCGAGATGGTTCGCAAGGGTCTCCTTCCCACACCACCCCGCGGCTCCGGCGTCCGGAAGATCCATCCCAACGAGCGTCTCGACATCGAGGCCCAACGCCGCGCGCGCATCGCCATCCAGAAGGCCACAAAGCCCATCGCCGCCGAATTCGCCGCCGCAGGCCGTGAAGTCGGCCTTTCGCTCACACAGCCCCTCAAGGATTTTCGCGAAGAGCAAGCCGCCCTCGACGCAGCCCTCTCGGATGGATCTCTCAAGGCCATGACCACCGAGCAGCGCCGCGTCTTCCTCTCCGAAGTCGCCAAACGCACCGGCCGCGACGAGATCAAGGTCTCCGCCGTGGCCGCTCTCAATCGACTCGATGCCTCGCTTCGAACGTCCGACGATGTTGGTCCGCGCAATCCCCTGACGATCGAAGAGGCCGATGACCGAATCGCTGACCTCCAACGCGCCCGAAGCGAAGTCTTCGGCGGCTGCGCCGCAACCGACATGGCCCCGGGAGACGGAACGCCAGCTCTGGGCTGATTTCTGCCGCCGCTCGTTCTGGTGGTTCTTCAAGAAGGCCTGGGGCGCAGACCTCTACATGGCCGCGCATCCCAACGACCGCTGGCTAACGGAGCGGTTGCACCGTCCGATCTGCGACTGGCTGCAGATGCACGTCGAAGAGTGGGAGCTCTGGCGTTCCCAGGGTCTGAAGAAGCGCAAGAAGCTAGCGTTGATTATCCCGCGCAGCTTCGGCAAGACCGTCACCGCAACCAAAGCGCTCAGTCTCTGGGCGCATGTGCGAAACCCAGACCTCGCTTCGATGATCGGCAGCGAAGTCGTGACGAAGGCGAACGACTTCCTGCAGCCCATCAAGACCGTCATGTCCGGCGACGATCCCTACGCCTGGTTCACCTGGCTCTATGGCAACTGGGAATCTGAAGATCGCGTCTGGACCCAGAGCCGCGTCGTCCATGCCGCCCGGCGTGTCGTTGGCCGGACCGAGCCCTCGTTCTCCACCTGGGGCATCGAGACCGGCGTCACGGGCCTGCATCCCGATTGGGGCATCCTGGACGATCCGCTTTCCGAAGAGAAACTGAAGGAAGCCGGAACCTGGCTGCAGACCGTGAACCAATCTGTGGCTGCGCTGCGTCCCGCCTTCCGTTCGGACAGCTTCTTCATGTTCTCGCTCACCCGTTACCGCGATAACGATGTCGCCGGGACCTATCTGAAACTCGAAGGCGTCCGCTCGTGGACCGGCATGAAGCCGCGCGAAGGAATGATGGACATCTCACCCACCGGCGAGTGGGACGTCTATTTCCTCCAAGCCCTCGACGCCCAGGGCGAGTCCATCCTCCCCGAGGTCTGGCCGACGGAGGAGCTGCGCAAGTACGAGGAAACGAAGCCCCAGGAATTCGCCGCGCAGATGATGAACGAGCCCGGAACCGGCGAGCACATGGCCCTCACCGCGGAACAGGTGGACCAGCTCTGGATCGACCAGGACAAACTCCCACCCGGCCTCACGATCACGATCCACTGCGACACCGCATTCAAGGATCGCAGCGGCCAAGGAGATGAGAGCGTCATCGAGGTCTGGGGCCACGATCCGCGCGGCAACGGCGATGTCTATTTCCTCGAAGGCTACGGTTCGAACAAGTGGCGCGTGGAAGACTTCACCGACAAGCTCGTCTCGATCGTCCAGACCTATCGCAAGAAGGGAAAGCGCGTCCGCTGCATCACCGACGAGCGTGGATCTGGGGGCAAGGACGGCCTCTGGGAGAACCATATGCGCAGCAGTTTCGCCGCCGTGCAGCTGCCATGTCCGCATCTGATCCTGTTCACGAGGTCCGGAACCCGAAAGGGCTACAAGCTGCGCCGCATGACGGAGGCCGTTGGGTTCTGGATCGATGGCCACGTGAAACTGGTGAAGACAGCTCCCGGCGCCCAGATCCTCGTGGGCCAGATGATCCGTCTCGGGGTGTCAACGTTCGATGACTGGGCGGACGCAGCTGCCGATGTCTTCGCCGAGGAGGTTTACAGGCCCATGCTCGTCCAGGATGGGGCTTCGATCGACGAAGGCGGCTTTCCCTACCAGCCCGGAGACGATGTCATGGGCCGAAGGATGACAAATGACGATGCCCGAGAGACTTACGACGACCAGCAACACCTCCGATATGGGCTCTATGAGGAAGAATGGCGTGGCTAGCGACCTCCTTTCGGAGCCCAAACCCGTCCTCGTGGCCCGAATCACGGAGTTAGAGCTCCAAAATGCGCGTCTCGCCCTCTCGAACCGCATGTTGCGGGACCGTTTGCGGGATTTGATCGACCTGTTGGCCGATTTCGGCGTCTATCAGCAGCCCTAGACCATCCACACGAGACGTTGATGTGCGAATTCTAGTGTAAACGGTTGTTGACAGGCCTACTCTGTCGCCGAACGGGCCAAGGAAGGCCCTCGGAGGATGTCACGGATGGCTGCAACCACAGTCGAAGCCGATTCGACATCCCGCGGCTTCGAAGAGCAGATGAAAAACCTCGTGATCGACCGGCAGAAGCTATCCGAGTCCTATTTCACGGGGATTCGTAAGGAATTTCCCCAGCTCTACGACCTTTACCGTGGAACGCTGACGGGGCGCTATGCCCCGCACAAGAACAGCGTCCACATCCCGCTGATTTTCTCCACGATCCAGTCCGACGTTGCCCGCAAGACGCAAACATCCTTCGGAACGTGGCCCATCATGCGATTTCTCGGCTATGGGCCGGACGACGCGAAGATCGCGCGTAAGAGGGAATCCCTCATCTCGGCTCAGATGAAGGATTGCGGCAGCTTCAAGAAGGGATATGAGCTCTTCCTCTCCGCGGATCTCTACGGCACGGGCATCGCGCAGCTCGGCTGGAACCATCGGGAAGAGGAAATGGAAGTCATCGATGTCCAGGCCATGCCGATCACCGGCCGGATGATCGAGACAGCGAAGCGCGAGACGATCTGCACGTTCGATGGGCCGGATTGGAAGGTTCTGGACTGTCTGGATTTCTTCCCGCAGCCGAGTCTCCGGTGTATCGACGATATGCAGTGGGTCATCACCCGGGAGTACATGGACCTGGATGATGTCCGGGCGCTCGCCCTGCCGAATATTCATGGAAAAGGTGTGTTCGACTCCGCTCCCGTCCGGGAGATGGAACGCGATGGCGTCGCAGGCTACACGACCTGGGACGACTACAAGACCTGGCGCACGCAGGGCCGGACGGTTTTCGACGACGAGGCCCGGCAGCGGGAGAAGTATGCGAGGCCGGTCGAACTGCTCACCATGTGGGGAACGGTTCCGAGCGAACTTGCGAAAGATGGGATTCCGAACCGGGTCCTGACGGTGGCGAATGGGAAGTATTTGCTGCGCAACCGGCCGAATCCGTTCTGGAACGGGAAGAAGCCGATCATGGCCTATAGCCCCATGCCGGACCCGCATTTCTTCTTCGCCCCCGGCAAGGCGGAGATCGCCAAGAAGCTCCAGATTGTGGCGAACCGGTTTACGAACCAGCAGCTCGATGCGCTGGATATCTTCATCGATCCGGCGTTTTTCTATAACCAGAACAGTGGTCTACAGACCCGAAACCTTCTCATGCGGCCCGGGAAGTTCATTCCGATGGACGGCAACCCCTCGGAGAACGTGGTGCCTGTCATTCCGAACCTGCAGGGCTTGCAGATGGGCGGGCAGATGACCGAGCAGGTCTGGCGGTGGATTCAACAGGGCAGCGGGATCGTGGAAGACACGGTCATGGGAGGCCAATCGCAGGGC